CAATAGCTACCGACAACCAACCTAAGGTCTTGACGACTTGCACCTGTTTCGACGGCGTTCCCTATCGCGTCGGCATGAAGCGTCACCAAGAAACCTGCGAAAAGGAAGGGAAGAAGTAACTATGCCAGCAACTGTCATTCCCGTAAAGGGACTATATCTTGGATTCGTAGGGAATATCAGCAATGAGGGCTATTCCCTTCGAACCGCGCGTCAGGTGAAGTCGACAGATACCAACAGTATTGCTTTTGGTGAGACGTTGGTTCTTAATTCAGACAACACCTACTCCAGCGTCAAGCAATTCATTGCAACCAGTGGTGCAGCTGCTTTTACAGCTACTGTTCCGATTGGAATCGCTGCGAGCAACGTCAACATCAACCCCACTTACAATGTGCAGGGCACTAACAATGTCTTGACACCATCAGGAAGTTACCTGCCTGCTTCAATTTGTGATGCTCTGGTCCAGGGTACAATCAACGTCTATTGTGCGAATGGCACACCGACTGCAGGTGGGGCAGTTTACGTTCGTAAGATTTTGAATGGTGCCATTCCGAATGGTGTGGTTGGTGGTCTTGAGGCTGTTGCTGATGGCACTAACTCCATCGTTTATGCTAACCTGCTGTGGAAAACTGGGTTTATTGAAACTGACGGAACAGCCCAGGTTACTATACTAGCCCGTCAGATTGCGTAGAAAGGACAATTCAGAAAAATGAATCCCAGAGAGTATCAACAGAACTTGAATGCTCTGCGAAGTGGGAAGGTCCTTTCTGATGCTGCTGCGGCTGCAACAGGACAGACTTTTCTGATGGCAGAGCTCGCGAAACTTGATCCAGTAGTACGTTTGCCACTTGAGAATTATACTTATCTTCGGGATCTTCCGATTGATCGTGGTGGCGGCTGGATCATGAACCATATCGCTCACAACGTTGATTTCCGTGGACCACAGGATAATTCTGCAGGTTCACAGAGCAACGATAGCCGAGTGATCGAATACAACGTCAACCAGGACATCTGGCCGGTGTTTCCTTATCAGGTTCGTGTAAGGATTCCGATCGTTGAGTCTCTTCGCATGGCTCAGGTAGGGCGCAGTCCGCAGGACCTCTTGGACAAGGGCGTTCGTGTCGATTACTCAAAGACTCTGGATAATCGTGCCTATAAAGGTTATGCCGGTATCTACGGTCTTGTTAACAATCCTGCTTTGTCTGGAACGGCGTTGCCGGCTACAGGCACAGGTTCTTCAGTGCTCTGGGCTAATAAGACTGCAGTCAACATCCTCGGTGACTTCAACTTCATGGCCTTAACTATCTGGAACGCAAGCGGAAATGCTCCAGGTGCGATGCCGGATCGGTTCCTAATTCCACCAAGCAACTATATCCAACTCACTCAACCGATGGCGATCGTCGGTGGACCAAGTGGCTACGCTTCAATTCAAGATTATGTGAAGAAAAACTATCTTGGTTCAGCCTTCGGAATCGAACCTGAGTTCTATCCACTACCAGTGTGGTTAGATTCTCAGGGTCCTGGGCCTACCAATGAGATCATCGCTTACAAGTATGATAAGGATTGTCTCAGTCTTGGTATCCCTCAAGAGCTCACTCGTTTCGGGGCGCCTCCATCGATCGTGTCAGGGTGCTTTGAGTTCCTTTACCTCGCAAACATCGGCGTCGTGAAGATTAATCGGCCTCAAACGGTCGGTCTCTTCTACGGTTGCTAACTACTGTCCTGGGTGAGATTGCGCGGCCCTTGACTAGGCACAGGGGCCGCGTCTTTTTACTCGAATTGGAGGATACGATGCTCGTAATCAAGGCAGATAGAAACCTTAACTTGCACACGAGTACCTTTTCAGATCTTCGTGATGACAAGCAGGGTTTGGTGTTTGTGCCAGCTGGACAGGCGGTCAAAGTTCCTGACGATGTGCAAGATCATCCACTTTTTAAGGTTTTCGTCAAGGCTGGTGCCATTACCATCTTGAAGAAGGGTGCACCTGATACTCCTGAGGCTCAGAGTCCAGATAAGAAGGCTCATGAACCTGGAGTTCAACCTGATCCTGAGGCTCTTGGTAAAGGTGAAAGTGAACATCCGAGATCCAGTATCCCGAAAGCTGAATCAGCAGGGGATGAGGATGAGGATGAGGATGAGGATGAGGATGAAGAAGGTAAGGACGAGGAAGAGGAAAAAAAACCACCAGTAAAGCCCACCCCCACCCCCATCAAGCCACCCGTAAACCCAGCAAGCCAACCCACAAGACCACCAAGCCCAAGCCCCACCGGCGTTAAAAAGTAAGGGGGGAGATATGTACGGGTTTCCAGATATAGTAGGCTTCTATGACATGCTCTACGGTACGGCAGGTATCGACCTCGGAGCTCTTACTTGCCTATACTATGGTGGAGCATCTGGTATGGTCTTCTCTGGAAACCCGCCGTTCTCAGTTACAGATTTTATACAGATCATTCCTAAATTTACTGGTCCACCGACTAATTACACTGGTCTTACTTTAACTGAAGATTCGTCACTTATTAGCGGCTTCACTAATGTGACTGGTCTAGCTATTGGCCAACTGGTGGTTAACCTGAATTCAGTGATGAGGGACTCAGTGATCACTGCTATTGATACTGTGGCTAAGACTATTATAATTTCTAGTCCAGTACTTGGTGACGATACTACGCTGACGGTCTATCAGGCTCCTTTGATGCCAATCATAGCTATGTTGAGCTACACTGAGCTTGCTCAAGCAAGTGTCATGTATGATAGATACCATGAAGCTTGGTTTATGCAGATGTGTAACTTTATAGCTCATTATTGCACTCTGTATATGCGGGCTGAATCTGGTGATCCTAATTTAACGGCTTCACAAGCTGCTTCTTCTGGTTTGACAAAGGGTATCATTACTCATCGAGCCGCTGGAGATGTCAGTGCAACGTTTAAGACAATTAATTTAGATGGCTACGATCAATTTGGAGCCTGGGCCGAGACTCAATATGGTGAGTTGTTTATGACTATGGCTCGTGGAATCGCTGGAGCTATCTGGGTACCTTAATGAATCGATACGATCTTGAGTACTGGCGAGCGATGAAAGCTCGTAAAGAGTACCGTGCGGTTGAGGCTGAGAGAATCAGGTTAGAAAAGAGTAAGACTCCACCTCCAAAGAGAGACACGATTCCTCTTGAGGTAATCAAGAAGAGTAACTTAGCTAACTTAATGTTCAACGTTAAGCACATTGGCGGGAAGCATCTATTTGTAGGTATCCCTGGAGATACCCCAACAGCTTTACGACGCCGGCAAGCTATTTCGAAAAGAGCTTCTAGGTTTACTAGTCCTAATAAGAAAAGTCAACAGATGAAGCAGAGGTTACTTAGTGCTAAATCGGGTACTACTTTAAGTAACGCTTATCTTCTTTCAATTTTTGAGAGGGGGTCTCCTCTACGTAAGCAACCTCCTCGACCTCTGTTTAAGACAGTTCTTTTAGATGATGCTGGTAATAAAAAGAAAATTGCTCAGTTACTGGGTGAGTCTACTAAGGCTCTACTTGATGGTGATGAGGCTCGGTCTATTAATATCTTAAAGAAAACAGGTAGCTTTGCTGCTAAAGCTCTTCGAGACTATTTTGAAGCTAGTGACTGGCCTCGTAATGCTCCAGCTACTGTGGCTCATAAGGGCTTCGATAAGCCGGGTGTTTATACTGCAGCTATGAAGAATGCGATTACTTATCAACTAGTAGATTATAAGGATCCGAATGATAAGCCAGGTAGGATGGAGAAGATCACATGAGTGAGGTAGATGACCTATCATTTGTAATAGATGATGGGGTACTGACGGAAGATTTCATGATCCGACGGTCTACTGGTACCTTCGAACTCGGTGGTTGGGTCACTGTCTTTACTGACATTAAAGCTCAAGGTGTGGTTTCAGTAGCTCGACCTCAGGATCTTGAAATGATTCCTGAAGCTGATAGGATCACTGGTACCATGGTCTTTCATACAGTACCAAGGATCTATGTTACTGAGGTAGACACTGATCCCACTGACTTTGGTGTTCAAAAGGTTAGTGACATTCTCCTTTGGAGTTATCTCCGTTGGAGAGTTATGAATGTATTTCCATACCCTAACCGTAAGTACTGGAAAGCTTTCGCTGTAAGAATGGCAGGTAACTAATGGCACGCACAATCTACTATCCTGATGGTAGCCAGATGCAGTCTACTGCTTTGACACCTAAGGAACTTGAGACTGCGTTTCAATACGCCACAGCTGTCATGCTTGGTTTGGATCTTAATGATCCGAATGTATGGTCCTGGGTAAGAATAGGATGGGGAACAGAAGGCCAGCCTTTTAATAACATTACAGATGATGTAACTTATATTAGAGCAGAGCCGATAGATACTGATTATTCTAGGCTAAGGGATAATCAGTTGGTTAAGGATATATCTATAGGTTGGGGTCTAGACGAGTGGGGTAGCAGCAGGTACGGTAGTCCTATTGACATGGTTGGAAAAGACGTATTTACTCGGTCTTGGAAGACTATATGGACTTTTTATGGTCCTAATAGTCTCAATAACGCTAAGGCCGTGCAGTCTGCTCTGATCAAGGTACCGTTTATTGATGGTCTCTTGGCTGAGAAGAATCTTTATATTAATCCTTCAATCCATGAGCCTGAACGTGTACCAGAAAATTTTCAAGGTCAATGGTGGGAACGTGTTGATTTAGAAGTTGAGTTGAACGAGCAAGTAACCGAGATCCTTTCCGTTGGTTCGGTCAAATCTGTCGAGATACAGGTTTACACCAAAGACGGTATGATTGCGGACTACACGGTCACTGCACCGGACTAACAGATGAAGTAAGGAGTCTTGATTATGTCTACACAGCCACTGCCCTTGAGTATCATTGCGGATGTGACCGTAGTTACTTCTGCGCCTCAAGTTGCGGCACCTTCATTCAATACTGGTCTGGTTATCGGATCAAAGACAGGTGCGATTCCGAGCTATGGCCCTAACTCAAGAGTTAGAAAGTATCTTCAAGGAACTTGGTCAACGGCGATGCTAGCTGATGGTTTCGCGAATACTGATCCAGAGTACCTTGCTATGCAGTTGTACTTCGGTCAGTCGCCGCCACCTCAAGCTGGCTTCGTAGGTTTCAGAGATCTTACGGCTATTAGTACCTTTACTGTTGCTTCTGGTGGAACTGGTTATGCTATTGGTGATCAGTTTACTGTTACTCAGACTGGGG